TAAATCCTTCCAAATTTGAGTCTCAGTCAAAGCATTAGTTATCTTTATAACTGTCTCTTCCTTATTTGGCATTGCATCAACCCAATCACACACTTCTTCAAATGTGTAATCTGCCTCTTCTCTTTTTACATAACTATTCCCTTTCAATCCACCATAAACCATGGCGTAAAGAAATCCTGTACTTGTACTTGTGTCGTTGTGCGTTGAAATGATTTCAATTGCAAGCTGATTGAATTTCAATCCTCTTAATTTTCCTCCGATTTCGATTTGTAAATAACTCATTGTTGTTGTTTTTTATTGTGATTAAAATGCTGTTAATACTGTCCATCTTCTTAATTGTAATGTATTTTTATCAATTAAACCCTGTCCTGTTGGAGGATTACCAAAACTTTGAATTTTAACAAACCCATCATAATTATTAAACTGAACAAGTTTATTCAAATAATAATTAATATTGCTGCTTGTCAATATATCACATACATAAAAATATAATACAATTAATGAATTATTGTTGTCAATATTTATAAATCCTATAGTTTGACTATTTGTCCATAATTCAATTAAATTAATATTATAACTTAAATTTATTGTATTCATAATTACACCATTCAATTTTAATATATTAATATTTATTAAATAGTTTATATTAATATTTACTATTGAAGCGTAAGTTGATGGATCATCGTTTACTATTAATTGTTTTACTTTTGAAATATCATCATTATCAAATGTAAATATTGGATTGTATTCTGATTTTGCATTATAATATTGATTTACAAAATAATAACTTGCTCCTGTATAATAATAAGCATTACCATTATCAAAATTAGCAGTAAATGAAAAGTTTTCATCTCCTGATATTTCAAAATAAATATATGATTGAAATCCAAGATCCACATTATTTGTATCAATATTCATTGAAAAATAATTTCCTGAAGGAGCAACAATCTGATTTGTAATATCACCTTTAACTTGAATACTACCACTAAAATCACCCATAGAATCGAATCTATAAGATGATGATAACTCACTTATGAACCCAAACCCAGTTTGTATCTCGTCTCCCGGTTGAGGAGTTTCAGGAGCAATCTTCCAACTTATCAAATGCTTGTCCCTTAATGTCTGACGCAAATTGGTACCCGATAACGTGTCCGTAATTGGATCCTGCAATAAAAATCCATCAAAATTGATGGATGTATTTAAAATTCCAGGCAATACTTTCTTGCCACACCATGATGATGCGTCAATCGGATTCACAGAATCAGTAATCCCAACACTTTTCAGACAAACTATGGTATCATACTTTGTCCCCCCAAGAGGATCAATGAACAGTAACATAGTGCCTGCTGACACTTTATGTTCTGCCATATATTAGTCAGCTACTGTGATTGTTGGTGTACCGTAAGGCATGAATGAACCTGAGAAAGTACCAACTGAATCAAAAGCATAAGTTGAACTTAACTCAGATAAAAAACCTGTTCCTTCTTCAATCTCATCTCCAATTGCAGGAGTCTCAGGAGCAATCTTCCAACCAATAGTTGTTTTGCTTCTAAGTAATGAACGAAGTGATGTACCTGATACCTTACCAGTTGCAGGATCTTGTAAATGCTGGCCTTCGAAAGAATAACTGATGTCTAATACACCTGGACTCTTGTCAGGTCCGCAAGCTGAACCAGCATCAACTACGTTAACTGAATCAGATTTACCTACTGAAGTCAAACATACAACTGTATCGTATGATGTACCTCCTGTGGGATCAATGAATAATAACATTGTACCGCCACTAACCTTGTGTTCTGCCATTTTTATTTATTGTTTTAAATTATAAAAATATCTTGTTTAAAAACTAAAATCCTTGAAATATACACTCTGCCACCAAGCTCTCCATATCTTTCCGTCCTGTCAGATTGTACACTCAAATTTAACATTTGTAATCCATATAATGATAAATCTAAGACACTTTTTGAATCAGATTTTATAGCCTCCAAAATCTGTCCAACAGTTGTATTTAATGATTTTGTATTATTATACTTATTTTCCCATGAATGTACAGATACTTGTACAGTTGCCTGTACATCTGATGAGTTATCCGTGGATGTCTCATTCGTAAAAACATCAGAAATAACAACATAAATCTTATCCGTCACATTATCAGGCTCCTCACCTTCATAAACCGGCAATGATAACCCATTTATAACCTCATAATATGCTTGCAATAATGCTGAATTTACATCCTTCATGATGATATTGCCTTTTTTAAATCAGTTATCAATAATGGCAAATTTCTAATTACTGATGGATATAGAAATGGTCTTGCCTTAATTCCATTTTTCAAAATACTCAAAACTATTGCTCTTATTGCTCTTTCATCTTCTTTTTGCTTGCTTTGTTTATTTCCTAATCTTCTTCTACTTCTAACATAATGTCTTCCAAACTTTATCCCTTTATCTTTTACCCATTCAGTTATATTCTTAACTAAATTCTCAAAAGATTTTCCAGTTGGTCCTTTAAAAGTATTCGCATAAGCCTTCCAATCATTTGGAAGTGAAGCTACGGTTTGTGCTGCAAATTTTCTTGTTCCAAACTCAATGTATGCAGCATAATCAGAACGAACCACAACTTTTGAAGAACCATCACCATACTCAACATCAATAGATCCAGCCAAGTTGCCTGTATTTGATGAGTTTGACGATACCAACGATTTAGCATCACTTGCCACTCTGTTTGCACAATCATTCAAAGCCTTTTGGATATAAATACGTTTTGTTTGAGTAAAATTGCTCAAATTATTTATAGTTACATCTAAATTGCTTACTGTTATATCTATCATGCAGATTCAGAATTATATACTCTTATCTCAATTGGTGTATTTAACAACAAGTTATTTTCATAAGATGATGTGCCAATATTATATGTGTTTATACATACTGTATCAGCATCAATAAATTTACTTGAAAATACTACAGGATCAGCTGTATTGGCATTTGTTGTTATTAAAGAAAAAGATTTGTATGCTGTGAAAGCATTTGTTAAAGTTCCTATATAAACTCCATCTGAGTCATAAGCCCAAACTATTTCTCCAATATTATTTTCAAGAACTATAACTATTGGATCATCATAATCAGATTGAGATATAAGAGCATTATATATTTGATAAGGTCTAACGAAATTTTGTATATCTGTAAAAGAAGCAGAACCTTCCTGAAATGGAGGACGGAGCATTGGTATAATATCTCCTGGCTCTAATGTTCCCAAATTGGGAAGTGAATTATATGGTAATTTATATCCCATTAATAATATAAAATTGTTGCAATTTCTTCTTCTTCAAATTGAATACCCCAAGTAAATTTTCCTGTTGTATCTGTATATAAAACCTGCTTTCCAATTGGAATACCGGTAGTTATCATCGTAAATAATATACCGTCTTTGTAACATCCAAAAACGTGCTTACCAATTAATATAGAATCGGTAAAATCAACTTCACCGCCTATGCCTGTGTAGTTGTAAACTTGTATTGCTCCTGTATCCAATGGCGCATCGTCATTTATAGATGAATCAATCTTAGTACATTTTAAAACTTCAAAATTCTTCGCATTCTCTTCATAAATAGATATGCTACTTATATTATAAACCGAACCATCATATTCAATGGTATCGTTTGATCTTGTTGGTCTTTCTTTTTCGTATCTTAAAATGATTGTCGCATCATACTCCCATTTACCTTGCTGATAATCATTATTAATATTACCTGACCTTGTATTGTAAATATCCAAATTAACCCAGTTGCTTGCTCTTACCTCAGCCCATTTGCTCCAATTAGCAACCTCAACGGCAGTCAATCCACCGAACTCATTTTTTATTGTTGTCCAACGTCTTATAGTAACCCTTCTATTTAATTTATACACGCCTATGTGGTTTTAGTATCATTTCTGCTATTGGTCCAATATTTCCAATAGATGAAACGTTTTTATCGTATATTCTTTCTATGGTTGTAGCTCTGTTATCATAAAGATAGTAAACACTATTCATTAAAGCCGTTTTAAAGCTCAATGGAAGCGTTTCGTATCCTGTTGTATAAGATATTGTCAGATTGTTTTCAAGAGGAGTCAAAATCCTTACAAATGAGTTCCCTGAAACAGTATAATCCTCATCAAGAACTAATATATTTCCATACTCATCAGTAACTTGTAATATCTCTATGAGTGGACCATAAGGAAGATAAATTCCTCCGTTTTCGTTATTCAAAATAGCAACAGCTTCATGTCTAACAAATCCAACCCCTGTATAGTCTTCGCACATTAATCTTGCAGCAGTTATAAGTGCCGTAAGTAATGAATCATCCGTATCAATATCAATCTTACAAAAGTCCTTAACCTCAACTAATGTAACCGGCTCTGTTACCGATGTCTCATTAAATTGAATATCCAAAACTGAATTATATGCAACCATATTTTTTATTTTAAAAAGCCCCACCCATTTGGGCAGGGCCTTATTATCTACAAAACCGCAACAACAACAGTCAATTAAGCAACGTTGCCAAGATCAGCATAGATTGCAGATGTAGGTAACATCAAGTTGATGTTTTCCATACACTCAATACGAGCTGTGATCAAGTTACGTTGGAAGTTATCGCTGTCTTCCATTGAGAACTCAACAGTAAGACTTTCAGTTTCTACTCTTTCTAAGTAGTCAGCATCGATGATCAAAATCTTGTCATCAGTTGCCCATGAAGCAGCAATGATTGGAGTACCACCGATAGTGATTGAACCATCAGGAGCAGATACAACACCGCCTGAACCTTGATAGTATCCGTTAGTATAAAGAAGCTTATTCAAACGAGCCAATTGACTTGGATTTACAACTGCGAAAGAAGCGTTGAAGTTTGCATTTGCCTGGTTAGCAAGCAAGTCAATGATTGCTTTAACATCATCAGTTTCTGATGTAGTTGTAGAACCAGTTGCAGCAGCAACAACAGTTGAATAGAAGTTAGCATTCTCAACCTTGTAGAAATCTCTCATCAACAAACGTGGAAGAGTTGATTGCATATAAGGAAGTTGCTTTGCCATTTGCTTAGAGAAACGAGCAAAACCTGCGATGTAATTCTCAACAACTTTAATTTCGCTGAAATCGTAGTCAACCTGACCTTTGATTGCACCTTCAGTTTGCTGAGCAATTGCACCTTCACCACCAGTCTCACGATATTGAACATAAAGTCCTGTAGGAGAAACAGCAGTAGGAATCAAATCTCTGAAGTTGATTTTCTGTGCAGGAAGGATTGCCTGACGTGAAGAATATGAAGCAGTACCATCACCTGTAAGGTTAGCACTCAACAACATATTACCAACTGCCTTTAATTCCATACGGAATGGCTTTCCTTTCTTTACGTTCTGAATGCTATCGAAATTGTTCTCAAGACCTTCAGCAAACGCTTCTCCAAATGATTTCTTTTCCATTTTTGAACCGGTGTTTGTGTTTTTAACTCTTGTTTGAAGCAAATCAAATCCTTTAAGGATTGCAGCTTGCTCAGCTTTTAGTTTTTCAACTTCAGTAGCCATAGCCTTTACTGATTCTGCATTGTCGTTTGCAGAGAACGCTGCGATTTTTTCATCAACAGAAGCGATAACTGATTTCAATTGATCAGCGATTTCGCTTTTTGTTTTTTCTGTAACTGAAGCTTCAAGAGCAGATTTTAAGCCTTCAAGCTCAGTCATTAATTCTTTCTTATCCATGATAGATTGAAAAATTTGTTTTTAAATGTTGTTTCTATATTCACGAATCCAATCCGATACATTTTCCTGCGGCTCTGTGGATTTTACCGGCAAAGTGCTTTCTTTCTTTATATCTAAAATGAATTGTGCTAATTGTTTTGAATGAAGCAATAACATCTGAATGGTGTCATCTGTTGCTGATGTGTTTCTGCAAAACTTCTCAATTGCTTCATGCTTTGCCACCAACATATCCAAATCATTAAGTGATTTTAAAGATGTTATCGGCGTCAATGGATTTGCTCCCCATGCTGTCAATGATGAACCCTCATATAACTTTACTTCTGTAATCTCATATTGACCTCCTGATGGATTCTTCACATAATTCTCATAAGACTGAATCTGATTTCTCTTGATTATTTTAAAACCAATTGAATGTTCAGTTATCAATCCACTCTCAACCATTTTT